TTACTCCATAACCTCGCACATGATCGAAATCAGCGAGCGGTCATTGTTCGGTAAAATCGCCTTAATCTGGTATTCGACCGGGGCAGAGAAAAGCCGCATATCTGGCTTCAGGTCGTCCCGGTAGTAGATCGTAATCCGGTGCGTTGTCGTGGCCTGTTCGGCACTGGCAGCCATAAACTCACGGCCGGTCACGCTGTCGATACTCCCCCAGACAGTGGCAAGGTCTGCCCAGCCTTCCCCCATCTCACCGGTTACCGGGTCCTGGGTCGGTTGAAGGGCCCGGATGGTGACCGGGTGCCTCATCTTGCCGATATTCATCACAGCACCTCGGTTGTGCGGTAGGGGTTCAGCAGCAGGGCGTAGGTGTCGTTCCCGTACAGGTACCGGTCAGCCTGCCTGGTGCGGTTGATATACAGGTCACCCACCAGCAGCAGCACGGCAGCCGCTACGGGCTCCGGCATGGTTTCGGGCATGTCATCCCCCAGGTAGGCCGCAACGTGGCTTTCAGCTGCAGACAGATAGCCCTGAATCAGTGTGTCCTCTGCGTCATGGGTTACCCGCAGGTGGTCTTTTGCTTTCTGAAGGGTCACGCTCATACGAAAAATACCTCTGTATCAATTTCAATGGGGTCGTCGGCAGACTGTGCGGCGCCCATGGCCATAGCGAGAGCCTGAATACCATCTATCCGGCCGGTGCGGCGTGACTTGTCCAGCTTCCGACTGCCCGCGGGGTCTTTGGTGGCTACGGCGTTGGCGGCGCACATGGTCAGCACCGGGTGATTACCGTGGGCCATGCGGCCGTTCAATAGCTCTGCTTCCAGGGTATCCAGTGCCGGGGCCATATCCTTGAAGCCCTGGCCATGGGGTACCAGTGGTAAATCCAGCCCCAGGCGCTCCAGCTCCTTGTTGAAGATGTCGATCCGCCAGCGGTCGAACGCGATAGCCTGAACATCGAGGTCGGCCAGAATGTCGGCCATGTCCCGGGCCACCACTTCGTAATCCACTGTCGCCCCGGGGGTCGTCATTAAGAAACCTTGGCTTGCCCAAACGTCATACGGTGCGCGGTCTGTCTTTGCTCGGTCATACAGGCCCTGTTCTGGTGTCCAGAAATAGGGGTGAACCTGCCATACCCCTTCCACCTGGCCAACCACCACCAGGGCGGTCAGGTCAGTTCGGGCCGATAGATCGAGGCCGGCGTATACCGGGCCGTCGAATGGCAGCGGTTCAGCGTTGCAGCTGGCCCACACGTCAGGCGATATGAACGGGCTATCCATGCTCACACGCTGATTAAGTAGCAGGTTTCGGGCGCTGTTCGACATGCTAGGCATTCTTGCCGCCTGGGCCATTTGTTCTTTCAGGTCGTCCAGGCTCCGGAAAATGCCCAGGGCCGGGTTGGCCGCTTGCCATGCCTGTTCGTCCAGCAAGTCGCAATCCTTCGGGGCTGCGTACAGGTGGCAAACGGTGCGCGGGTCTTTTGAGCGTTGGGCGTCGTCAATCCACTGGCTTAATAGGTCGGCGTCATTGGCTGCCTGCGTGCTGATAGTAATCAACAATGGGTTTTCGTGTGCGCCCTGACTGGTGGTGATTGCGTCCACAAAGTCAGATTGTGGGCCCCGGACCTGGCCTATCTCGTCCAGTATCGCCAGCACCGGGCTAAGGCCGTGGGCCGTTTTACCGTCAGCAGCGAGGGCCCGGTATTCGGTATTCAGGGGCAGGCCTACCAGGCGCTTGCCGCTTGGCATCACTCGCACCAGTCCCGAAAGCTCCGGCGATAGCTGAACCATCTTTGCCGCAAGGTTGAACACCAAGGCGGCTTGGTCCCGGCTCATGGCGCCAGATACCAACTGTGCGTTTTGCTTGGCTTCCGGGCCTACCAGGTGCGCCAGCAGCAGGGCGGCAATAATCCCGGTCTTCCCGTTCTTCCTGGCAATCGAAAGAATGGCCCGGCGGGTGCCGGCCGGGTTGTCATAGATTGCCTTGATAAAGTCGATTTGAAACTGTGCCAGCTCCAACGGCTTGCCCACGCCAGCGCCTTCAGGCGTTACGCAGTAGCGTTGAATGAACCGGATTACCTTTTCGCCGCGGGTCATCAGTGGTGGGCCCTCGGAATCAGGTCGTCATCTTCCAGGCTCTTGCGGGCGTTGGATTCCAGCTCTGAGCCCTTGCGAATATCCCGGCTCTTGCCCACGGTGCTTATGGCGTCGATCTTCAGCTGTCGGGCCAATGCCAGGGCGCGGCGGGTGGCCTTGTCCAGCATGTTGCAGGCCGGGTTAATCTCCCCCTCCGGGGTAATCATTCCGCGTTCTTCAATGATTGATTCCAGCTCTGCCATGTCGCCATAGGCGCGGGCCAGGTGCGCGGCCAGTATCAGATCGGCATCGTTCCAGGTATCACGGGGCCGGGCCAATACAATCGCGTTCCATCGTGACACGTCACGTTTTTTAACATCGACGAAAGCGGGCGGCTTGATGGGGCCAGCCGTCGCGGCCTGAACCGCCTTCACTGCGGCCTTGGTGCTGTCTGACTTGGTTCGCTTCGGCGTAAGTTTCATGGGAGTTACCAAAAAAAGAGCATTGAGGGGGCGGTGTCTGCCCGGTCAGCTGCCAGTGATTTTTTCGCTGTTCTGATTCCAAGGGTGGTCTGGGTCGAGGGGCAGCCCACGGGCGTCACAGCCGCCGTTTACAGCCTTGCCCATGCTTAGGCTCGTCTTGAGTGAGTGACATGGTGTGCACAGGCTCTGAAGGTTCTCCCGGCTGTTGTCGTCGGAGTAGTCATCACGACTGTCTACGATGTGGTCTACCTCTGTGGCCGGCGTGACCAACCCGCGAGCCTTGCAGTGCCTGCACAAAGGTTCATTCGCCAGTACCTCGGCCCGGAGGCGGGCCCAGGCAGCGCTATACAGCGGCAGTGTTCTCTTCTTTGGCTGGTACATTGTCCACGCCCTCAATGGTTGGCATGTTCTCAAGACGGCGGGCCTCGCTTCTCAGCATCCAGCCATCGTTAATGGCACGCTCATAGAACTGAGCACGGGTCAGGCTGTCACCCCGTAACAGGCCCTCTACGTTGTGTTCAACAAAGTACGTGGCGGGGTCATTCACCAGAACGCGGTTAATGGCCTGCTCCCATGCCACCAGGTGCCGGCGCAGGGTGTTGGTCACAAAGAACCGGGCCAGCTCTACCACGTTGGAATAGTTGGCGGCTTCCATATCGGCAACCATCACGGGCGGTACCCGGAACAGCCGGCAGCATTCGACAATGGACAGGCGGCGGGCCGCTATCCAGTCGGCATCCTCTAGGGTCATGCTCACGGTGTTGAACTTGGCGCCCTGAGGTAGCACAGCGGTCTTACCGTGGTTGTTTACGCCAGCCTGGCCAGCTGCCCAGCTGTCCCGAACCTGTGCCGCCTGGTCTTTGGTGGTGCCTGGGGCCGTTTCGATTACACCTGACAACTTCGTGCCCTGCTCGAACATTTTTGAGCCGTGGGTACGCTCCGCCAGCGCTAACCCGATTGTGTCCCGGGCTACCTGAATAGGGCTCCGGCCAATCACCCCATCATCTGAGTGATACCGGATGTGTAACACTTCGTCCGCCAGCAGCCGCTTTGTCCGTCCGCCATCGTCCACAACGTCATACAGGAGCTTTCCCTGGGCACTCCGGAGGATGGTTACCCGGTCAGGGTGAACCGGCAGGAGCGCGGCGGGGCGTCCGGCATTGTCGCGGACAATTTCGGCGTAGGCATTGCCACGCAGAAGAACATGCCGCTGCAGCTGCTCCCGGAACTCAAGGGCGGTCTGGTAGTCGTTGGGCGTGTCGTGCAGCAGCTTGTAGAGCGGGTGCTTTGTCGCTTTCTCCCGGCCTTTGTCGGTGCGCTTGAACACGTACAGGGGCAGACTACCCACGGTCTCGGAAATGGCCGCTACGCAGGCATAAACGGCGCTTATGCTCTCGGCGGTCTCTGTGTTCACGGCTACACCGGCAGAATCGCCACCGATTGCCAGGCTGGAATAGTAGGTGTCATAGGCCGGCGTGTTGTTTCGTTGCTCGGCTCTCTTAAACGGGTTCCATTTCATCGGCAGGCCTCCAGGTACAGCCGGGCAAGTTTCACGCTCTGCGGCTGCTTGCCTCGCACGTCAACATTTGTCACGTCATAGGCCGGATTAGCGGTTATGGTTATTTCGTCCAGGTTCACGTCTGTCAGGTGGCGGGTGTCGCCGTCCCATTCCACGGCCTGGGGATAGAAGGCAAACGAGCATCCGGCAACATCGCCACGCTCAACCAAAACGGCCAGGTCTTTACCGAGCTGGGTGTCCGGTAAATCCACCTCAAAGGCGAGGCCCTTTTCATCCTCCCAGAGTCGGAGCGTGCCGGATCCCAAACGCCCCAATAGTGAGCGGGCGTCGTGTTCGTAGATGGCGCGGATTCTCTGAGCTTCATCACTGGCCAGCGAGCGCTGAAAAGCACCCGGCCGGATAACCTCGGTGAATACCCCCAGGTCGGTAGGCTCGTTGAAGCGGGCCGCATACCCGTAGAGCGTGCGGCCTTTGCTTACAACGGCGCTTTCAAGTGCTCGCCGTTCCATTGATTACACTCCGGTTGGTTCTGCCAGAACGAAGCCCTGCGGGTGACGCAAGGCAACGTCACAGGTCGCCATAGCTCGAACCTGAACGCCACCACGGGAGTAGGCCGGTTCTGCGTATGGGTTAACCAGAATGTCGATTTCGCTCCAGATACCGAGCATGACCTGGGAGAAGTCACCGAACAGCAGGGAGTCGGCCGGCATCTGGTTTGTCACCATGTACGGCTTGCTGTCCATCATGCCGTTTTCTGCCAGGAAGCCGGAGCCGGAGCCGCTCACTTTCTCGGTGCTGGCGAGGGCCGTGCGCACGGAGGGATTAGACAAGAACGTAGTGCCTTCCAGGTTCTCAAGCTGCAGCAGCTCGGACAGGGCCAGAACATCGGCCCAAGTGGTGGGCATGTCGGCAGTTTGAATGCCGGTGGTTGAAATGATGCCGGTGGGCTCATTGGTGCCGCCACCTACCAGAATGGCCTTGTCGATCTCCTGGGCAACCAGGGCGGTCAGGTCGTCACGTACCAGCTGCTCAATACCTGGGCTGGATTGTTGAATCAGCTGGCGGGACATTTCAGTTTTGCCGCCGGTATGTTTCGGAGACAGGGTTACAGAGTCAAAGCCCATGGTGCCCTCGGGCACTGCTCCGCCTTCTGCTACCCAGCCCAGCGACAGGCTGGAGCCATACTTGGGAACGGATACGTCACCTTGAAGGCCGGTCAGCACACGCACACCAAGGCGGCGGGCCAGCAGGCGGTTACGAAGGGCTCCGATGTAGTCTTGTGGCCGGTGCTGAGTGCCTACGATCTCCGGGGCGCTGGTGGTGTCATTGGCGCGGCGCTCGAGGGCCTGCATTGGAATAAATACACCCTGTGCTTTGCGGCCGGACCGGCGCTCGGCTTCCTGGGCGTATTCACGCTCGATACCGTCCAGGCTGCGGCCTTCCATCTGGGCGCGAATCACCTTCAGGACGGACACAGAACCGGCCAGCTTGTCGAAGTCGGCAGCGGCGTTGTCAGAGACCGGAGTACCAGCGGCGCGGCGCTCGGTGTCGGCCAGGTATTCGGCGCGTTCGATCTGCTTGGACAGGTTGCGTTCTTCGGCTTTCAGGTCATCGAACTGTTTGGATTCGTCGGCGGTCAGGTCGCGGCTGTCGTTGGCGGCCTTCTCAACCAGGGATTTCATGGCCTCAACTTTGGTGGAGCGCTGCTCCCGGAGTGCGGCTAGTTTCATGCTGTATTTCCTCGCTATAGCGTTGTAATGGTGTGCTTTCCTGCTATTCAGGGGCAGAAAATTGCGCGTCGCATGAAAACCTTAGCATAAAAATTCACCAGTATCTGTATATCGGAACAGGCTGTTGTTTTATCCAGGCACAAAAAAGCCCGCACTGTGGCGGGCCATGGGGCAGGCCAGGTTCAGCGATGCTTGTCCTTTTCTATAAGGTCCAGCATGTCTTTCAGTTGTTCTTCCAGGTGCTCAAGCACGCTCGGGTGGAGTTCTGACCGGTCGATGTCGAACACGGGTTTCAAGATTTCGTCGATTTCTTCAAATGACATAGGTTTCTGCTCCTGTGGTTCTTCGGGTTTCAGCCATTCCAGCGTGTCTGGTATCCGAGTGTTCTCGGGTGTCCTGTTCAGAATATCGCTAAGTATGTCGTGCATGAATTGAGCACTTGCCCATGCATCTTCGCATTTCTCAGGGTCGTGGTGGGCATGCAGGTGGTTGAACATATCGTCGAGCAGTGCCCCCAATATCATTCGTGTTTCTTTGTCGATCTGAGGGCAGAAGCCAAGGGGCGCTCTCAATAGCTCGTTTCCTGACTCCATATCCTCAAGGCTCATGGGGCAGCAATTGGGGCGACGTGTCATGGGGCGCACTCCAATGAGTGACTTATGGACTGGATTAAAAGGGTCCCGGCCCTTGGTAATCTATAAAGGTCTCCATATAGTGACCACATAAAGCCCTTTTTTGGCTCTGACTGCTCCATATAGTGACCACATAAGCGTGTTTTCAGTGTCTCGATTTCGTGACTACTCCATATAGTGACCACGTTGCTCCATATAGTGACCACGTTGCTCCATATAGTGACCACCGTTTTTAATTTTCGAGCTGTTGCCCGGGCATTTGCCTGTAGAGAGAGCTCGGGGCTTTCGTTGGATTCACGTCGAGCTTGCCCTTGCATTCGTCGATCGCTCGCCAGGTGACTGCGTAAAGTGAGCATTTGTTTCTTCCCCCTTGACGGGTTTGTTCAATCAGGCCGGCATTCAACAGCGCTTTCAGCTGTTTGTTTAATCCTCCGGACGAGGTCCAGCCTTTGGCGCGTAGCACTGACAACGTGGCGCACAAGTCGCCGTTGTTGTAGCCGTTGAACTGGCTGGCAATATCAACCAGCAGTTTCACAGCGGATGGCGGCAGGCTTGCGTAGGCATCACTGTTGAGTACATCGTGAGGGATGTGCAGGAAGGTAGCCGTACCCCTCCTGCCTTTGAGTTTTGCCCTTCTGTCCTTTGCCATTCCTCACCCCGTGGTGCCGGTGAGATATTCCTGTATCAGTTGTTCCGCCAGCTTGTGTGAATCTCGGTGAAGGATGTATTGGCAGTACTTAACAGGGCGTTGGTCTCGGTCTCGGCCTTTCCTGTTCACCGTGGCGATAACTAGGCCCTTAGAACGCAGGGAGGCAATCAGTTGTGGTATGCCATTACCGCCAGCGGTAAACAGTAGCTGGCGGACCGTTTGAGGCCCTTTCAATAGCTCTCGAAGTGCACGATAATGGCGAGGCGATGTAAGGCGCTGTGCTGTGGCGGCCGGCGTCTTCATTGTGCACCCCCTCTAGCCATCCATTCCTGAATGTCGCTTTCTCGCCAGGCAATCGCCCGGGGCCCGATACGTATTGGTTCTGGGAACCGTCCGGCCTTAACGTCGTTATAAATGCTGGTGCGGCTGCGTTGGCAGAGGTACACCACCTCAGGCATGCGCATAAGGCGGTCACTTTTTGGGGTTGTACCTTGTCTGTTCAATTTTGATTCTCCCGTATCTTTCTGAACAACACGGGATGAATCAGACCATTTGGCGGGGCTTGCTTGTCCCTATTGAGGCGATGTCTTCCCCAATAGGGATTAAGAGCTAGTCAATATCTCGGGCGGCTTTGAGTTTTGTCGCTATATTGTTCTCGGAGCCAGGTAGGGCAATACCTTTACTGGCGGCCAGTTCCGCCAGCACCTCATATGCTTTATAAGGCTGGCTGATATCTATGTCCTGCAGTTCGCACAGCATGCGAATCAGTTTTAGGTATGTGGTGCGCTCGCGGGTGTCGATATCCTCCCGGGCGCCGCCATGGTTGTTCGCTCCGGAGCCCTTGAGTAGAGACTCAACATCGGCTTTGAACACAATGAAATCTGAGCCAAACAAACGAAATTGCACTCTGTATGCGTAGCCGTCTTCATTGAGTTCCTCCCATTGAAGCCTGCCGTCTCCAATGCTTCTTGACCAGGCCTCGAGAAAGTAGAAAAACGGCTCTTCACCCTGGCACATGGCCTCAGTGACTCCGCCAGCCATCAGGAATCCACAGCGAGAGAAGTCTCCGCCGGCGGCAGCTGCGCAGGCGTTATACTCACGCTCGATAATCGCACAATCGGCTGCACTGATAGGGGAAATCCTGGAGGCCAGTTCGTTCAGCTCCGGGGTATGCGCGTAGAGTTTGATTAAGCCGTTTGAGGCGGCGTGAAGTATCTGCTGTGGGCCTAGTCGCCCTTTGGTGAACTCTAGAATTTGGTTCAGGTACAAGTATTGAAGCATAGCGCCCCCTATCAGCGCCCCTAATTGGAATGACTGCACCAGGCGGGTAGGGGGCCCGCTTTTCTCCTGGCCGGGATAGGTGCAGTCAAAACTGCTTGTCAGTGGTTGGTGCCCGGGTCATCTTCGTCAGACAAGGATGCCAGGAATGCTTCCTCATCAAAATTCAGGCCTTCGTTGGCGGCTTCCAGCAGATCGGCGGCTTTGAAATCATCAAGCGCTCGGTTTTGCCGGCACGCAATAAACCACATCTTCTCAAGCGTTGTGAAAAAGCCAACCACTTGACCGTTGACTGCATCGTTATCGGGCCGGTCGCCAAACATTGAAAACGCAATGTGCTGCAGCATTCCCCCGGGGCCGGGCCCGTGCTCTCGAAGGTGTTTCATGTAAAGAAGTGCGAGAGCCTCACCGGTCAGACACCCTCCGGTATAACCGCCGGTTTCTGGCACGTTCCAGAAGGCGAGGCCCGGGTTTTTGATGCCGGTACCAACAAACGGTAGGCGGTGGCACGGGATGCCCTCATCATTGTGAAACTGCAGTGGCTCGTTCTTTGTGGCTTTGTGCATGATTCTGTTCCTCGGCTTATTTACTGGCTGATTTGATGGGTACAACGTTTTTCTTCGGCTTCTTCAGGGTGTCCAGATAATCGGCCCATTGCTGCATCATGGCGGTTCGTTCTTTGATTCTGGCAGATCGGTTGTAGGCGGCTGCTACCTGGTTGCGCTGCCGGTGAGCCAACTGCAGCTCGATAACCTCGGGCGTCCATCCCATTTCGTGCAACAGTGTCGAGGCTGTAGCCCGGAAACCGTGGCCTACCATCGTTTCACCATCGAATCCCATGGTTTTAAGAGCTGAATTGACGGTGTTTTCCGACAGCGGCCGGCCGGGCCTGATGGATTCGAATACGTAAGGCCGGTGTCCGGTAATCGGGTGTAGTGCTCGCAGAATATCAACGGCCTGCTTTGAAAGCGGCACCCGGTGGTCAGGTACCTTTCCGGCCCGCTTGGCAGCCATGGTGCCTTTCATTCGTTGCCCGGGTACCGTCCACATAGCCCCGTCCAGATCGATCTCTGACCAAGTGGCATGGCGAAGTTCGCCAGGGCGAAGAAATACCAGCGGGGCAAGCTGCAGGGCCGCACAGCTGGCGGGCTGGCCTGAATATGCGTCAATTGCTCTCAGCAGCCGGCCCAGGTCATCGGGGTTGATGATTGCGGCGCGGTTCTTTGAGCCTGGTGATTTCAAGAGGCCCCGTAGGTCTGCCGATGGGTCTCGGTCTGCCAATCCTTCCGAAATTGCGTAGCGGTAGACCTGGCCTATACGTTGGCGCATCCGGCTTGCGGTTTCGTACTTGCCTTTGTTCTCGATCTTCCGGAGTACCTGCAGAACCAAGCGCGGCTCGATATTCATTATTGGCAGGCTGCCCAGGTGTGGATAAATCCAGTTTGTCAGCCGGCGCCGGGTGACTGAAATCGTGCTATCCGCCAGCTGGCCCCTTTGAAGCTCTAACCACTTTTCCGCAACGGCTTTGAATGTGTTTTCCAGGGCCTCAAAGTTCTTGATGGTTTCGGTACGGCGGTACAGCACCGGGTCTTTGTTCTCTTCCAGCAAGGCCCGGGCCTCGTCCCTCCCTTCACGGGCTTTTTTTAGTGAGACTTCCGGGTAAGAGCCAAGGCTGTAGGTTTTCTCCTTGCCAGCGAACCGATAGCGGAACCACCAAACCTTGGAGCTTGGTTTCACCACCAGCGTCAGCCCGCCACCGTCCGCCAGCTTTCGGCGTTTCTGTCCGTCAGCGGCTGCGGCCTGAACTGCCTTGTCTGTGAGTTTGTTCTGTTGTCGTGCCAT